ACTGTCGTGTCCTACGTGTGCATCTGATTCAGCTCTTACTACTTCTGGCATTAAACTTTTACCTCTAACAACTCTACACCAAGTGTATTTTTATCTTCAATAGCTTTGCCTATTATTGCGCCGCCGATGTACTTATCAACTGCTATACCTACTCCAGGTGTGATACTGGCTACAATAAAATCGCCCTTGCGCACTATACCTTCTACCTTAACTGGTATACGTCCTTTAAGTGCAATAGGTTGTCCTTCTGCTGTGTTGTTCATTATAAACGCAGGATCTGTAGATATCACTCCTGCGATTCGTGTAGTAGCATATTCATTGGCAATAGTAACTTCTTTGTGTCCTCCAAACATTACTACCGTTCCGACTTCATACTCTTGATCTGTCGCGTAAATTTCTGCCAAGTCAGCGTAGGTTGCTTGCATACGTGATCCAGTGGTTAAACTCCAGTTACCTGTAATACTACCTGCTGTTGCCGAGTTGCCTGTTGTGATGTCTGTTGTTTTAAGAGAATCACTTACATAAACCACGCCAGTACCGTTGCCACTTAGTGTTAGGTCTGTATCAGTAGTGCGAGATTCTATAGTGTCAGATGTAATTTTACCTGTAACATCTAAAGCATCACTTACCTTAACGACGCCAGTGCCGTTTGCACTTAGTGTTAAATTAGTGTTCGTCGTTCTTGATTCAATCGTATCAACATAAAATGCTGTGGTGACTTTTACTGCACCAGTACCGCTACCACTTAATGTAAGATCAGCATTGAGCGTATATGCTGCAACAGTATTAACTTGTAACGAATCAGTAATTTGCACGTTACCTGTTCCGTTACCGCTTAATTGCAATGCAGTGTTTGCACTATACGAACTAATACTGTTTACATCTAAGCTATCTAAAATATTAACATTGCCAGTACCATTACCGCTTAGTTCTAAATCTGTATTAACAGTTTCTGAACTTATTGAATCGGAAGTAATAGCTGTAGCACTTATAGTTCCGTTAACATCAAATGTGTCATTGACGTAAACTTTACCAGTTCCGTTAGCAGTCAGTGTTAGATCAGTATCAGCTGCATAGGTTGTAATAGTATTTGTTTTAACAGTGCCGTTAATTTCTAAGTCGTCATTAACTCTAACAACACCAGTTCCGTTACCGCTTAAAATAAGATTAGCGTTAGTAGTTCTTGAATCAATACTATCAACATTTAGTGTAGAAGTAATTGCTACTACTCCAGTGCCTTTACCGCTTAATGAAAGATTAGTATTGTTAGTATATGCTGTAATTGAATCAACACCTAAACTATCAGAAATCTTAACAATGCCAGTACCATTACCACTTAGTGATAAATCTGTATTAGCAGACTGAGATATTATTGTATCAACATTTACTTTACTATCTTTTAATAGTACTCCTTCAACACTAACTCCATTGTCTGCTGTAAGTTCGTTAATAGTATTAACTGTTAAAGTTGTACCTATGCTTGCAGTAGTAGAAACTTTTAATGTTCCAGTTATGTCAACAGTAGCAGTAGGATTAAGTTGTCCGCCAAATCCTACCTCACCGCGACCTGTTATGATTACGTGATCAGCTTCAACACCTGCATTAGTTGTACTGAATATTAAATTACTTGCTGCTTCGTCATCGTCACCGTAAGTAGCTGCATTAACTGCCGCACTTCTAATTCTTGACAAGTTAGTAGAATTATTAGTATCTTCAATTTCAAATGCAATACCTACACTCATCGGTGTTGCACCAATATCTGCTGTTACACCTTTTAAATATAACAGGTCAGTGTTAGCACTATTAAGAATGTCAGCGACACTAATTGTCAATGCACCTGACATCGAGTCGCCAGTGTCTAATACGTAACGTCCGTCTATATCAACTGTAGCAGTAGATTCGTCGCCTCTTGTTAGTGTTATTATACCTGTAGTTGTACCGAATGCTAGTGAGTCACTTCTAGCTGCTGCAATATCGTCTGCTATTTCAGCAGCAGTTCTTATGTCACCGTATACTGCGCCATCATTTGTGATTTGCCATCTGTCTGTAGTTTCGTTCCATCGTATGTCTACGTTTGTGCCTGCTCCACGCTCTACTTCAATTGCAGCATTTAGTCCGTCAACACTAGGGGTACCAGTATAATTGCTGTTAAGAACAATTATGTTATCTTCAATACTTAGATCGCTCAATACTGTTCCGGTAACAGTTAAGTTACCGTCTATTTGCACATCGCCTGCAAAGCTGGCGTCACCGGTAGCACCGTCTACTTCAAATGTAACAGCTGGAGTTTCTGCACTGTCGTATATTCTTATATCACCAGAATATGTAATTTCTAGGCCGCCTGTAGACTCAACAAATCCAGTTGCGCCATCTACAGCAAATGTTTCTAAAGGAGTGCCTGCACTATTAAAAACACTAATGTCGCCTGCTTCTCGTAGGTTTAAGTTGTAACTGTCAAAGTTATCTGCGTAAACATTTGCCCATCTGTAAGCTAATCCGCCTGCGCCGTCAGTACCTAAGTCGTGTGCGCTATCTGTTAGTGGAAGTATGTCACTATTAACACGAGCTGTAAACGTGACGCCATCAGTTATTTGATCTCCAAATGTTGTATTTCCAAATACTGTTAAGTTGCCGTTAATTTGTGTATTTTCAAGTCCAACGTCTGTAGTATTAACTGTACCAGTAACACTTAGGTTGCCAAATATTTCTACATCACCTAAGTTTGTTCCTGTGTATCCAGGGATAAGATATATTGTTCCTAATGCACTTGAGCCTGCACCATAGATGCGCTGGCCATTCATTTCTATGGTATCCTCATCAATTACAATATCATCAACTGTAATGCTACCGTTTACTATTTGATGTCCTATTAGAGTAATATTTGTAGTCTCGTTGCCTAAGCCATCATTGCCAAATGTAAGTGTAAAATCTACATTATCTTCTAGCTCACCGTTAGTTCCTACATAAGGAATACGTGTTGCTGTTAGGTCTTCAATGTTAAGACTTGCAAGAGTAGATTGTCCGTCCACGTTTAGTTTAGAGCTTACGCTAACTGTTCCGGTTACGTCTAAATTTCCAGTAACGTCAGTTGCATTCAGTAAAGCAATATGACCAGTACCGTTAGCAAACAATTCTACGTCTGCATTTGATGCTGTAGTTTGTAGTCTGTTACCTGCAATACGGATATCATCAGTGTTAAGCGGTCCACCAAATATTGCTCCTTTAACAGTTAGATTGTCTACTTCCATTTGAGAGAAAGTAGTAACACCTTGAACTGTTAATGCTCCTGTTACTGTTTGATTGCCTGTAACTGTTAAATTAGTGCCATCAAAGACTAAGTTTCCACTGTCAGCAAGAACGCCGCTTGCTCCTGCAATAACTAGACGTTGATTTGTAAGTACACTAATCTGTGCGCTTTGAATTATTGCGCCTGTGTTAACAACTAGATTGTCGGTGTCGGTTGATGCTGCATCAATATTAGTAGTGTTCAACGTTCCAAGATTGACAATATTATTATTGTCTAAATCTAAGTCACCTTCCATTGCTTGACTTCCATCGAGCATAAGTGTACCGGCACCAAGTCTTGCCAGGCCAACCTTTATACCGTCTTGATTCTGTCCAAGACGTTTGTTTATGTAATTAACAACAGCTTGTTCTGTTGGTAACGCTTCGTCACTGATGTCTGACATGTCACTGTCAGGACTAAATTCGTTAACTGTGACACCACGTGTAAATCCTAAACCATCAAGGTTACTTAGAGCAATACTAGCTGAGAAACTAACACTACCGTCACCTTGGTTAACACGGAAGTAATCACCTACACGGAAGTTACCATCTTGGTCGTTAGTAACAAAGAACACACGCCCTGGTGCAACTTCAGTTACTTCTTGTGACTGTGCAGGTTTTCTTGTTGGAGGACCATACAGTTCTCTTGGATAATTAGAATCTTCATACGCACCAGTACCAATATCAAGCATGTCATGGTTACCTGCTTTAACAACAGAGAAGTCAGTAAATATACTTCCAGTTGCACCTGGTGCAGGACTTAGTCTAACACTTTCTTGATCAATTAGTTCAGCTGTTAGATTTTGATCTAACGTAATAACGTTTGTAAGTTCGTCGTATGCTGTTACCCTATAGATTGTTCCTTTGTAACCTAAACGTCTATTAACTAAACGATCAGCAGTATATCCAATTGCATTAATTGTAAATTGATTTACGCCTGGGCCCACATTACTTCCACCACCGTTTACAACTACACCTAAGTGATTTAGGGTAGGCAATGCTCTAATAGCGAATCTATTGTTTACTAGTTCATTAGGAGTAACTTGAATAATTCTATAACCTTGATTAGGGTCATCGTCATATTGTAATGCTGCTCCTAGCAATAGGTTAGTAATATCTTTGTCAGTATCAATTTCGTATTCTTGTAGCAAGCGAATAGTAATATCTGCACCGTCTGGAATATCAGCAAGCAAGCCTTGCGCTGATCCTCTGATGTTTAATTTGTTACCATTGAAGTTGCCTATTTCATAACTTACATCGCCAGTCTCGCCACCATGCGATACTTGTGCAACCATGACATTAAAGAACTCTGCGGGGCCACCGTTGTATCCCTGTTCATTCTTAATTACAATTTGTAAGTCGCCACGTAGGTTATCTCCTGTTACGGTGTTATCAGCTTGTGCAACAAATACTGTTTCGTTTACTGTAGTAGCATATACTGGAACCTCAAACGGGTTACGTCCTTCTGCGCCTAAACCGTATATACCATTAGAACTAGATCCGTTAAGTGAACGTACTTCTGATCCACTTTCTGCTTTATATGTGTATCCACAATAATATGTGAATATAGAAACAAGCTCGCATCGTGCATTGTTTCTTGCAAGTACACCGTAACCTAAGTTACCAAACATTGTCCAGTCAGTTGCAACAAAGGATTTGTTACCTGCTGTAATCATTGTTAGGTTTCTATTCGCTAATGCTGGCAGCAATGGTGTTTCAGAGCTTATGTTAATTTTGTATTTAGGTAGACTCTGCGGACCTTGTGTCTCGCCGTTTTCCATAATGTCTAATACAAGATCATATAAACTATCAGCTAATAATTTAGTTGTTTCGCTTACAGTTTTTGTAAGATCAATTGTCTGTGTAGTAGCAGATTGATAAGTTGTAGTAGGTGCTTCGTTGCCGAGTACTTGTCTTATTAGGTATTTTGCATAGTTGTTAGCATCTAGTGTTTCTGTTAACTGTGCTCCAATTGCTACGCTAGGATCACCTAACGAACTTACGCCCCTGTAATAACTACGCCCTGCTTCGACACTTCTGCGCTTACCACCAAACAAGTCGTTTGCTATAGCAGCAACAATAAATCCTGTATCTCTACGACATAACTCTTGATTGTATACGAAAGATGAGTATGTAGTATTTGTGTATGCTATAACTTCGTCTTGTATCCACTCGATGTTAGCAAGTACTAGATCGTGTGCGGCCTTTATTGCAACATAATTAGTTACTAGATTAGTTATTATACCAAACAAGTCTGTAACAATAACATCAGTACCTGCTTCAGCAGCAGCCAGGCCATTAGTTTGTGTTACAGTAGTTTGTAAGGGAGTTACAATGGTTCCTGCTATACAAGCAAGTGCAACGTCTCGTGCTTTATTAATTGCATCAACTGTTTCTGCTTCTTGATCTGCAATTACAGTTGAGCCTGTTTCAAAGTAGGTTGCTGCTGCTTCACAAGTTTCACTTTCACCACCGTAGGTCAAGTCGTGAATCATTGCATCCACAATAAGTCCTACATCTCTACGACACGTATCCTCATCGTAAACAAAACTACTGTAAGCAGTGTCAATAAAATTAATAGTGCTGTCAATTATTGCAGGAAACGCTGCAACAAAACTATCACGTAGTGCTAATTTCTGTTCTAGTGCTGTAACGTATGCTGGAGGTGTATTAAGTAGTAATGCATCAAAGTTTGGAGCAACAGTTAGTGGTGCATAATTTGTGCCGTATTGTACAACTTCTTCTACTACTGTGATTAAGTCTTGAGCTCGAGTAATAAGTGATTCAGATACTGTGGGACTTTCTATTGTTACTTGTGGAATTTCTACCTGTTGTTTATTTTCTACAGTAAACACTTGATTACGCATTATAGTATCTATAATTGATCTTATAAATGCAAATGTCGATACGTGTTGTTGTATCTGCGTAGGTATTTGACTTGTAATGCCTTTCCAATAACTATTAGCAACTTCTTTAATTGCTGTGTTACCTTCAAAGCTCAAATCAAATTGAAGTGCGTCTAATAAGAAATCAATATCTCTTCTGCACTTGTCTTGATCATAAACATAATCAGCAGTGAAGGGAGAAACTTCATTTATTATTCTTTGTTGTATCCAACTTACTGTTTCTGCTTTAATAAATTCTTTGTTTGCTGCAATAATTTGTTTTGCATAATCTTTTGCATCATCATAAACAGTGTCTGGAAAAACTAATGCATCTACATTAGCAGCACCATTTTGTAATACATCAATTACATCATCAAACAATGCAGTATTAGATTGTTGTACAGAAGTAATACTACTCAATGCTGTATTAGCTTGTCCTTTTGCATAGTTAAGTCCGCCTATTGTTGGAGCAAGTTGATCACTTAACACATATGCACTATTAGGTCTAGTATAAGCTAACGCTGATATTCTTCCAAAGTAGTTAGTACCTAATATACTATCGTAGCTTGATGCTTTTAAAATAAACTGTAGGTCACGTCTGCATTTAGCTCTATCATATTCAAATAGATATGTATTGTTTACATATGCAATTGTTTCTTCTTGAATAAACTCTTTGTTAGCAGTAAGTATTGCAGTTGCATTTACTCTTGCATCGTCAGGTGCTTCTACACTCTGCGCTTGATATCTATTACCGTCTGCATAGAATGCTGTTGGCATATTAGGCTTGCGCCAAAAGCCACTGGCAACCATACTTAGATTATCGCCGCCGATTGTGTCTATATTAAATTCTTGGTTACCGCTGAATCCGTCTGCAAATATGCCGCCGTGAAATCCTACTTGATAAGGATCGACATCATAACTTGATTTAGGGAAACAAGCACCTGTATGTGGATACGGCGACTTGGTTAAAATCTGTCCTTCAGGATCAAGCACAAATGCAAAGCTCGAATGTTTGTCTGTTGAGAAGTCGTGAAACCAGTTTGTACTGTTACACAAAAATACATCGTTATTGATGTTATCGTTTGGCGTAGAATATTCACTTCTAGGATCTGTTAGATAATGGTATCCAAAATAACCATTAGGGTATTCTTCAGTTTCTCTCCAAAATCTTATTCTAGCCCAAGGACTTTCACTAGGAACACCTATCTTAGGCCTAATAGTACAACGGCGTTGGCCTGCTCCAAATATACTTGTGTTCTCAGGAACTTTGATAGGGAGATGTTCTTCGTAGATGCCACTAGCTACGTGTACTAATACCTGTTTTGTTTTGATTGGCTGTTCTTCGTTAACAAAGTTTTCAGTTTGCGGATTAGCATTAATAATATCTTCTGCTAATCGCATCGCTGCGTTTACAGTTCTAAATGCTGTTCCCCAACTGCGGCCACGCTGGACGCCGTATCGTCTATCATCGTGTCCATCAAGACTAACATACAGTTCTGTTACATCACCGTTGATAACAGTTTTATTTAAAAAGAACCATTCGTTACCATCTGCATACTCGACTACTTTGTCGTTAGTATTATAACGTAGTGTACCTGCTACTGGATTAGGACGATCCTTCTTATCGCCACCAGGTAATCTTAAACTTTTAGCTGCACCTGTATCATCAATAATAATAGCAAGATTATCTCCTGCTCTTAAATTATTATCATTGTCAACAACAAGTTGTTCATTGAATACGTTATTGCCACCATATGTCTCACCATCGCCTACAAATACTTGTTTAAGCTCGGTGTCATATATAATTTCGCCTTTGAGTGGAACAAATGCTAGTCGTTCTTCCGTAGTTCCTCTACGCAGAATGATGCTACCAAGATCAGCCATACCTTATTCTCCTATAATTAGGCCGTTTGGGCCATAATAAGGATCAGGTACGTATGTTGCTGTTCCTACTTTAGGTAAGTGACCACAGTCATTTACTATGCTATTGGGGGTAGTAAATGATCCACCGTCGAGGGCGTCGTTAACTTGTTCATAAATTAACTTACCCCCGTCTACTGAGCTTCTAGTAAATATGTTGTTTTCGTCAAACGGTGCGCCGCGTGGTGTTGCCATAAAAATACATTCCTTATATAAATGTATTTATCGTGCAGTTTAAAGTGCGATGCCGCTTGTCTGTGTAGTGTACTGTTTGCTGATTTCAGATTCAGTTTTTGCAATGCAACTTACTGCGTTTGCTTGCAATACAAACTTTGCATCCGGTGATACGCTAAACATAAATGGTGCTAGTCCTAGACCTTGTTGCTGTGCAATAAGTACCATTGGCTTGTGTAATGTATAGCCTTTTGAGTCTTCTGCCTCTAGTCGTCCAATAATTTCTTCGCCTGAGCTTAATTTGAAGGAGACATTATCTCCTACTCTGTATGGTAATTCGATTAACATTATAGTGCGTGTCCTGTTCCGTTATAGCCTGTTTCTTCTAAATACTGTGGAAATTTATCCCAGCCGCCGATGCTGGTACCGTTTACTTTAATCTGCGGGAAGGTTCGTGCTCCTGGGAACATTTCTAGTACTTCTTCGCGAGTAAAGTCTGCATCAAGTTGCTTGTACGTATATTTTAATCCACGTGTTTCGCACAACTGTTTCGCTGCATCACAATAAGGACAAGCTGGCTTGCCATAAATTTCTATCATAAACTAAATCCTTTTAAACTGTCTGTGCTTACATCTTGCTTAATACCGCCGATGATATAGCTTTCTACTTCTGTTTCCTGTGGAGCAACTTGCAAGCCTGAGCTTGAAAGCCAATGTGTAGTCCACGGTAGCGGATTAGTATTTACTGGTTGGTCAAAGATTGCTTGCAAGTTTAGAGCTTTCAAACGACGATTGGCAATGTATTCTACATACTGATTAAGTAGAGTAGTATTCAATCCAATCATGCTGCCATCTTTGAACAAATACGCTGCCCAATCTTTTTCTTCTGCAACACATGCACGCCACATTTCATATACTTCTTCTTCGCACTCTTTTGCAATAGATACCATTTCCGGATCGTCTTTGCCTTGAGCCCATAGTTTCAATACATGTGTGCTTAGTGCTAGGTGTTGTGCTTCATCACGAGCAATCAATGAAATAATCTTTGCAGAGCCTTCCATTAGTTTTAGTTCGCCAAAGCCAAATGTACACGCAAAACTTACATAAAAACGCAAGCCTTCTAGAATGTTAACAGTCATCATTGCCATGTACAACTTCTTCTTAACTTCACGCAAGCTACCTTCACCACGGTGAGTATAAGCATCTGCTGCTAATGTAAAGGCATCATAGTGTTTGGTTACTGAAGTTGCACGGGCAATGATCTTTTCATCATCTAGAATAGTATCAAATACTTCTGACGGGTCAGCATACACGTTCTTCATAATATGTGTGTAGCTACGCGAGTGGATTGTTTCAAAGAAGTCCCAAGTAACAATACAACCTTCAAGTTCAGGAATTGAAACATGCGGCAAAAATGCTAGGCATGGTCCACGTCCTTGGACACTGTCAAGAAGTGTTTGATATTTTAGATTGGAAGTAAAGATGTGTTTCTGCTCTGGACGAAAGTTTTGAAAGTCTGCACGATCTTTCTGCAAACTGACTTCCTCCGGGCGCCAAAAATAACCAAGCATAGTTTGATTGAGTTTATCAAACACAGGATGTCGAAACGTATCGTATCGCTGCGTATTCATATCTGCTCCGAAGAACATATTCTGTTTTGTAAAATCAACCTTATCTTGATTAAAAATTGTTTTCGCCATGTCTTTACTTCCTATATATCTATGTGCGTATACTATCAAGTATACGTTCGTTTGTGTTGCCTGTCAACCTTAGATTGCACAGGCTTCACACATTTCATCATCATCTGCTACTGTGCTTGGTTGTAGCGCAACTTGTTTAACCTCTTCTTCAATATCACTTGGATCTGTTTTGTAATCATAAGTGTTCTGATAGTAGCTAGTCTTCCAACCCATCTTGTAAGTAGTTAACAAATCCTGTACCATCACGCTCATTGGAACTTCATTGTTCTCAAAGTGTGTAGGATTATAACTCCAGTTACCACTAATTGCTTGATCAAAGAACTTTTGCATAACAGCAACAACGTTGATGTATCCTGTGTTGTTAGGCATTTCCCACAACAGGGTGTAGTGGTTCTTTAGAGTTTGATACTGTGGAACAATCTGCTTAAGAGGCCCTTTTTTGGACTTCTTAACGGACAAGTAGCCTCTAGGGGGCTCAATTCCATTTGTTGCGTTCGACACAACGGAGCTGCTCTCCGATGGCATTTGTGCGGACAAAGTTGAGTGCCTGAGCCCGTGTTGTTTAATATCGTGTCGTAAACCATCCCAATCATACTTTAACTCATTCGCTACAATAGTATCAACATCCTTTTTATATGTATCAATTGGAAGGATGCCGTCTGCGTATTTAGTACGATTGAAGTACTCACATGCACCGCGCTCTTGTGCAAGTTTGTTTGATGCTTTTAACAAGTAATACTGGAACGCTTCTGTTAGGTCGTGTACTAGTTTCCATGCTTCAGGATCTGCATAGCTTGCCTTGTTCTTAGCAAGATAGTGTGCTAAACCAACATAACCAATACCTAGACTACGACGAGCCTTAGTAGACTTTTCAGCAGCCAAGATTGGGTAACGCTGATAGTCGATAATTTCTTCTAACGCACGTACTGCCAGTTCACATAGTTCTTCTAGTTCGTCTAAGCTCTTGATAATACCTACGTTAATAGCACTAAGAATACACAATGCAATTTCGCCTTCGGGATCGTCAATATGTCCTAGCGGCTTAGTTGGCAATGTAATCTCTTGACACAAGTTACTCATATAAACTGTGTCTTTAAATGAACTATGAGTGTTGCAATGATCTACATTCATAATGTAGATGCGTCCTGTTTCGGCACGTTCTTTGATTAACGCTGAGAACAACTCCATTGCAGGAATTTTCTTTTTCTTGATGCTGGTCTTGCGCTCATACATTTCGTACAGTTCTTGAAACTTGGACGCATCGCCAAAGTATGCTTCGTACAAGCCCGGTACATCGTGTGGTGAGAAAAGAGTAATATCGCCTCCAGATAGCAATCGCTGGTACATAGTTAGGTTAAGCTGAATGCTGTAGTCTAACTTACGCACACGATTGTCTTCTGTGCCTTTGTTGTTCTTCAACACAAGGATGTCTTCAATCTCTTGATGCCAGAACGGGAAGTGTGTTGTAGCTGATCCGCCACGTACACCATTCTGTGTACAGCAACGCACAGTTGCTTCAAATTTCTTTAGGAACGGGACAATACCAGTGTGTGCTACTTCTCCGCCTCTAATGCGTGAGTTTACTCCACGGATTCGCCCTGCATTGATGCCAATGCCTGCACGTTGCGCAGTGTAGCGTCCAATAGCCATATCGCTGGCAAAGATGCTATCAAGGGTATCGTCGCTGTCAACAAGCACACAGCTTGCAAATTGGCGCACTGGTGTTCTGACGCCGGCCATGACTGGTGTTGGAATATTGACTTTAAAAAGTGAGGTCGCATCGTAGTATCTCCTTACATAGTGCATGCGTTCTTCTGCAGGATAGTTTGCAAATAATGTTGCTGCAATCATCATATACATAAACTGCGGAGTTTCAAAGATCTCTTCAGAGGAACGATCCTGAACAAGATACTTGTCGACTACTTGGCGTAGTCCAGCATAGGTAAAGTTTTCATCACGCTTGTGGTGGATATAAGAATTAAGACGTTCAATTTCTTCACTAGTATATTTTTCTAAAATCTCTGGATCGTAGATTCCACGAGCAATATTTGCTTTGATAAGTTCTTCAAAACTAATTGCTTCATATGATCCAAACACTTGCTTGTATAGACCATAGCTTAAAAGACGAGCGGCTGCAAACTGATAGTTCGGAGAGTCTAAACTAATAAGGTCGTTTGCACTTCTAACTAAAATTTCCTGAATTTCCTGTGTAGTCATTCCATCATAGAACTGCAAATTTGCGTTCATTTCAATTTGACTACTACTAACTCCTGCTAGTCCTTTGCAGGCTTCCTCAACAACAAAATGTATTTTATCAATGTTAAGGTGCTCTCTT